TGCTCTACGCGATGCAGCCGAAAGAGGGACGCTAACGATGCCGATGAATCCGAGACTGCTGCGGCCTCGCTCAACCATCCATCCCGAAGCGGCAGCGTGGGCGAATCGCGTGCGAGCGAATGGCGGCAGCGTGATCGGTTCGACGCTGACTGCCGTCTCGCGTTTCTGCGCGTCGATTGCGGCGGCTGGCATCCGCGACCGGTTCTACAGACTCAACCTGTTCTGCGGCACCGGCCTGAATGCGTGCCTTGTGCCGCTCTATCGCGGGCAGTCGCTGGGCGGCACGCAGTTTGGGAATGCGACGGATACGAACGTGAACTTCGTTTCTGGAGACTATGCGGAAAACGCGGGGCTGAACTCAAACGGGACCGCTGGAGCAACGACCAAATATCTCGACACAGGACTCTCTCCTGATGGAATGCCAACGCTTGCCACTGGCCACATGTCAGCGTGGAAGTCAGCCGGAGAGACGGGAGTCGCAACGGCCGGTTTTATCGGCAGCAGGACAGCCACTCAGTTTTACAGGATAGAGCAAGTTGGCAGCACTAATGTGCCTCGCGGAAACTGGGGACATGGCATAGCTGCAACTGCCGCGTCAGGAGATACAACGGCCGGTCTACTGACGCTGACTCGCGATTCGTCTGGAGCGACCATCTACAAAAACACAACTTCAATCGCCACTGATGCAGCGCGAACGCCTTCGGCAAATAGCAACGCCTTTGTAGTATTCAATTCGCGAAACACTGACGGAACAGTTGGAGCTGCTGGATGGATCAGAGCAATCTATAGCTATTCCATCGGCGGTGCGCTTACATCGACGCAAGTCTCGTCATACCACTCTGCGTTGTCCACATTTCATTCGGCGCTGGGCAGGTCATGACGCTCGCTGAACTCACGCTGCCGATCTCCTACGCCGACGCCAGACAATACGCGCTGGTGTTCACGCCGCAACTCGCGGGACGCCTTGCGGCGTTGCACGCCGATCACGGCACGACGAACTGCGTCCCTGTCCCTCGCGTCCTGACCGACGGCCGCCTGATGCTGTCGGCCGACGTGCTGACTGAGGTGATGCCGGGCGGACTGCTCCATGCGATGTGGATCCACGCCGACCAAGCGGCGCTGCTGCCAGCGGTGGAGGTGATCCCTTGGGCCGATGCCGTGGCGCTGCTGCCGCCCGACCCGCCACTGCAAGGCTAGCCGCACGCCCAATACGCTGAATCCACGGGCCACGATGCGGGCCAGACCCGAGCCAGGAGATAGACCATGTCCCATGTGAAGATCAAGCGGTACGAGCGCGACGTTGCTATCACGCTCAGCACCCTAGCCTAAAGGCACGAAACCCGCCCGCTGCAGCAGTTCCACACGTACGCTGAAGGCAGGCCACGCATCGGCTCCATGCCGAGCCACACACGGAGATAGTCATGTCCGACTCGAAGATCCGCCGCAAGAGCAAGGTGCACCAGTTCACGCTGTCCACGGCAACGTCTGTGGCCAACACGATCCCCATGTTCGACATGGCTGGCGGGATTGTGGAAATGGGCACCGTCAGCACCAACGCCACGCAACTCAATCTGTGGATCTCCGACGCGGAAGCCGGGCCGTTCTACCAGCTGTACGACAAGGACGGGGCCGTGGTGAAGATCACGCTGTCGGCGTCCACGACTGACGGCCGTGCGTATGCGATGCCCGACGAGGTGTTTGCGGCCCAGTTCATCAAGTTCGTGTCCGCGACCACCAACAGCACTGGCACCGTTGGCACGGTGATGTTCAAGGGCTGACATGCCAGACAGGCTGCCAACGTTCAAGCCGCCGTGGGTTGGGCAGCGAAAGCGGCCACGGGCACCCGACACGAATCGGCCATCGGCGACAGTTCGAGGTTACTGCTCGGCTGGATGGAAGGCCGCACGGCGTGAGGTGCTGCTGCGGGACAACTACCAGTGCCAGGTATGCAAGGCAGTGGTGGCCGGCAAGCGGGCGCATGTTGACCACATCGTGCCGAAGAGCCAAGGCGGCAGCGATGAGGTCCGCAACCTTCGCTGTCTGTGCGTCTCGTGCCACTCGAAGCATGAGGGGTGGCGGGCGGCGAACAACAAGAAAACTTTTGGCGGTACGAGATAAACCGCGTACGGGTAAGCCCGCGTGCGCGGCATCGAAATCGCAGGGGTTTTTTGAACATTTAGCGGCAAAAGCTGGCCTCTAAAAGCGGCACGCAACGTGCTGTTTCGTTTGGTTCCTAACAATCGGCCCGAGGTGAATCGTGGCAAAAGCAGGCCGCAGGCCGAAGCCGACAGCCCTTCGGATTCTTGAAGGCACCGCGAAGGGGCCGCAAAAACGGGAGCCATCGGCACCAATCGGTGTGCCGCCGATGCCCGAGCGTCTCGCCGTTGACGAGATCGCCGTTGCCAAGTGGCACGAGCTCGCCGGCGTCCTCTCGCGGATGGGCGTGCTGACTACTGGCGACGGCGAAGCGTTGGCGACGCTGTGCGAGGTTCACGCCGCGGAGCAGGCGTGCCTTTTGCAGCTGCGAGCCAGTGGTGCCGTCTCTCACACCGCAGCCGGTGGCATGAAGCCCAACCCGGCGGGGCCGCTCTACCGCTCGCTGGTTGCCATGAAGGCTAGCCTGTTGAGTGAGTTCGGGCTGACGCCTTCCTCGAGGACGAAGCTTGCCACGCAAGTCGAAGTCAAAAAAGACGAGCTCGAAGAGTTCTTCTCGGCCCACGGATAGCCGGCCCGGCATCGACCAGGCCAAGGCCGAGCGTGTCTACTCGTTCTTTGAAAAAGTGCTCAAGCACTCCAAGGGGCAGACGGCAGGTCAGCCGTTTCTTCTACTGCCGTGGCAGCGGTACGTCCTTGGTGAAATCTACGGCAGGCTAAAACCGGACGGCACGCGGCAGCACCGCGTCGGGTACATCGAGATCCCAAAGAAGAACGGCAAGTCGACGCTACTTGCCGGCATCGCCCTTTACATGCTGGTGGCAGACGGTGAGGCCGGGGCCGAAGTCTACGGTGCGGCAAGCGACCGCGAGCAGGCAGGCATCATCTACCGCGAAGCCGCGTCGATGGTTCGCTCGTCGCCGGCTCTGTCCAAGGTGCTGGAAGTGCTCGACTCGCGGAAGACGATCATTCACAAGGCCAGCAACTCGTTCTATCGAGTGCTGTCGGCGGATGCGTTCAGGGCCGAGGGACTGAACATCTCCTGTCTACTGTTCGACGAGTTGCACGCCCAGCGTGGCGACCGCCGACTGTGGGACGCTCTGCGGTACGGCGGTGCGGCTCGCCGGCAGCCGCTTGTGCTGTCGATCACGACGGCCGGCGAGGCGAACAAAACGCACTTGTGGTACGAGCAGCACGACTATGCCGAGCGGTGCATAGCAGACCCGGCGTTTGACCCGGCTTTTTTTGGGTGCATTTACGCGGCTGGCCGCGAGGACGATTGGAAAAGCCCGGCCGTGTGGAAGAAGGCAAACCCGAGCCTCGGCGAGACGATCAGCGAGGAATCATTCGCCGCAGACTGCAAAGAGGCTGAGAACTCTGCTACGAAGCTCAACTCGTTTTTGCGGTATCGGCTCAACATTCCCACTACCTCTGACGTTCGGTGGCTGCGACCAGACCAGATCGCCGCGTGCATGGGGCCGCTGTCGGAGCCTCTTGAGGGCCGGGAGGTGTGGTGCGGGCTCGACCTAGCCAGCAACTACGACACCACGTGTTTTTCGGCCGTGGCTCCCAACGAAGCGGGCGGCTACGACGTGCACGTCATGGCGTGGATACCCGAGCACAACGCCGCCGAGCGAGAACGAAACGACCGCGTGCAGTACACGGCTTGGCACCGAGACGGGTGGCTGACGTACACCGAGGGCCGCAGCACCGACTACAAGCGGGTTAAGGCCGACATCCTTGAGTTTGCCCAGAAGCACCGTATCCGCAAGCTGGCAATCGACAGATGGAACGCGACGCAACTTGCCACCGAGCTCTCCGACGAAGGCTTGCCGGTGACGTTGTACGGGCAGGGTTTTGCGTCCATGACAGCGCCGACGCGCCGCCTGGAGGCTCTTGTGGTCGATGGAAAGGTGCGGTTTGGATTGAATCCGTTGGTAGGTTGGCAGTTAGGAAACGCGGCCGTACAGACCGATCCGGCCGGGAATCTGAAGGTGAGCAAGGCCAAGAGCACGGAGCGCGTGGACGCGGTGGTGTCAACCATCATGGCCGTAGGCGTGCACATGGGCGAGAGCATGAAGCCCGCCGATATGCCCGAGATTTCCTTTTGGTGACGCATGGAAGCGACGGCAGCACTGCCCGAAATCAAGTTCCTCGATACCCGCATGTCCCGCTGGGATGACCTCGTGGCAATGGCCGGCGAGAGTGGCGTGAGGATCACGCCCGAGACGGCGATGAAGACGGCGGCGTACTTCGCTTGTGCCCGCGTGGTGGCCGAGACGGTGGCGAGCCTTCCGCTCCATCTCTACCGCCGGCTGGATGACCACAACAGCGAGCGGGCCAAGGATCTGCCGCTCTACAACGTGCTGGCCCGCAGGCCCAACAAGTGGCAGACCCGCTACGAGTGGGTCGAGCAGATGTGCCTGCATCTGGGCTTTTACGGCAATTCGTACCAATTCAAGGTGGCCGGCGACCGTGGCAGCGTCAGCGAACTGCACCCGCTGAATCCAGGCGGCATGAAGGTGGTGCAGGAAAACGACAAGTCGCTGTCTTACGTCTACACGGATCCCAGCACGGGCCGGCAGCAGGCGTACCGAGACGATCAGATCATGCACGTGCGGTGGCTGTCGTTCGACGGCGTGCACGGCGAGGTGCCGGTAGAACTCGGCAAGGATGCGATCGGGCTGGCTCGCGCCCTGGAGCAGTACGCCGCGACGTTCTATCGAAATAACGCCCAGCCCGGCATCATCCTGCACACCGATCAGGCGTTGCCCCGTGAAGTCCGCGAGCAGCTGCGGGACCAGTGGGAGAGCGCCCATCGTGGCCCGGCCAAGGCTGGGCGAACGGCGATTCTCAGCAACGGGCTCAAGGCCGACAGTGTCTCGGCGACGAACCAAGAGAGCCAGTTGGCAGAACTATGGATGCAGTCTCTGTTGGCCATCTGCCGCGTGTGGCGGATGCCGCCGCACATGATTCAAGAGCTCGGCAGAGCAACTTGGGGGAATCTGCAGAGCGAGATGGTGTCCTTCGAGAAGTTCACCATCGCCCCGTGGCTGCGTCGCATCGAGGGTGCAATCGAGCGTGACGTACTGCCCGAGGACGGTGACCTGTACGCAGAGTTCCTAGTGGAAGGGCTGCTGCGTGGCGACATCACAACCCGCTACCAGGCGTACGAGGTTGCCATCCGAAACGGCTGGCTTACGCCCGAAGAAGTGCGGATGAAGGAGAACCTGGGGCCGATGCAGTCGCCAACCAACGACTCGCCCAGCGAAGTTGAAGACACGCCAGGCGACACGGTCGAAGACGTGGCCGAAAGCGAGGGCACCGCGACGGAAGGCGACACAAGCACGGAGGCTGTAGATGAGTGACGAATTGGCTGTGGCCGAGCAGATCGAGCGGCGTGACTGGGAGTTTGCCGAGGACGCCGGCGTAGCAGTGGAGACGCGGGCTGATGGCCGGCTGACGCTGACCGGCTACGCGGTGCGATACAACACGCTCAGCGTCGATCTGGGCGGCTTCCGCGAAACCATCCTGCCGGGTGCCTTCGACAAGGTACTCAATCGCCAGCGTGGGAAAGGCGACGTGGTCGCGTTGTTCAACCACGATCCAAACCAACTGCTGGGCCGCACATCGAGCGGAACGCTTGAGTTGTCCAGCGATGACAAGGGGCTGCGGTATTCGGTTGTGCTGCCTAACACGGAACTGGGTCGCACGATCGGCGAGCTCGTGGCCCGTTCCGATTTGCGTGGCTCATCGTTCGCGTTCACCGTTGACGCAAAGGGGGAGCAGTGGGCGCCAGGCGAAGACGGCAAGCCGCGACGCTCGATTCGCGAGGTGTCGGGCCTGTACGACGTGTCGGTTGTGACGCACCCGGCGTACCCATCTTCGACCACGAGCGTTGCCCGTCGAAGTTTGGAGGCGTGGCTAGCATCTCAGGAGCCTGCCAGCGAGCCGGCTCCCGAGGCTAAGCCAGATATGCGGCCGGCAGCGGCTGCTGGTCTGCGGCTTCGTGCTGCACGTCTCAGGAGCTTTTTGCGTGGCAAAACCGGGTGACATCTGCCCGCAGTGTGGCAAGGGCCGCGTGCGTACCCGCTCCAGCGTGCAGGCCGGCGAGCACTCGCAGGTGCGGTACATCGAGTGCCAATGCTGCACGTTTCGGTCCAAGCAAGTCGTGCCAGCGGAGTACGTCTGCCGTCGTGCTTTTGTAGATACAAACTCCCGGCGAGGTTAATCGGCATTGGTGCCGTAGTGTGAACGACAGACACGGACTGTCACCGTTCACCATTACGGAGTGCCAAGGATGGCATCGCAACTCACCAAGCTTCAGGACCGGGCCGCCGCTGTGGCTGCCATGCTCGACGATCTCTCGAAGGTCGAGGAGCGTTCCGCCGAGCAGGTCGCGGAAATGGAGAAGCTGGCCGGCGAAGCCGAGCAGCTCGAGAAGGAGCTGTCCCGCGAGCACGCCATCGCCGAGAAGATCACTGCCCTGCGTGGCAAGGTGGCTGCGACTGCGAAGCCCGTCGAGGTTGCGGCCGTTCATGCGGCCCCGGCCCCGGCTGCCGAGCGTTCGCTGAGCGGCAAGGCCCGCCACTTCCGTTCGTCCAGCGACGCTGAGGCGTGCGGCCGGTGGATTCGTGGCTACGTTCTCGGCCGTGCCGAGGATCGTTCGTGGTACGAGAAGCACGTCGAGGCTCGCGCCCTGTCGCCCAACGACAACAACAAGGGCGGCGTGTTCATCCCTGACACCTTTGCCTCGACGGTGATCCGCCTGGTCGAGTCCTTCGGTGCGTTCCCGGCGCAGGCCAACAACCTGACGATGACGAGCGACACGCTCTACATCCCGCGTCGCGTTGGCGGCAACACGGCGTACCACACTGGCGCCAATGCCGAGACCACGGCGACCGACATGGCGACCGACAACGTGATGCTTTCCAGCAAGGAAGTTCGCGTCGGCACCCGCGTCCCCAACCAGCTGATCGACGACTCGGCGATTGACCTCGCCGGGCTCGTGGCTGAAGAGTTCGCTCTGGCCATCGCCCAGCGGATCGACGAGGACGGCTTCATCGGCACCGGGGCCAGCCTTTACGGTGGCATCCGTGGCGTTCAGTGGAAGTTTGAGAACGAGACGCTGACGGCTGGCATCAACGACTCTTCGCAGTCGGCGGTTACGGCCCTGACGGTCGATGACTTCCTCGCCACCGTGGCCAAGGCTCCGACCTACGCGACCCAGAGTCCGACCTGCGGCTGGTACTGCACCCCGCAGATGCACGCTCTGGCGATGCAGTCGCTGGCCCTGGGCGGCAACGGTGCCCTCGCCAACGAGGTGCTGGATGGTGCCCGCCGGCCGACGTTCCTCGGCTGGCCGGTGTTCCTCAACAACGTCATGCGGAAGACGGCCTCGGCCGGCCAGTGCGTGGCGTTGTTCGGCGACCTCAAGCGGTCGAGCCACTTCGCCCTGCGGCGTGCCGTGGCGGTGCGGGCGAGCACCGACCGCTACATCGAGTTCGACCAGACCTACTTCCAGGCCACCGTGTCCTATGACGCTGTGACCTCGGACGTTGGCGACGCTTCGACGGCTGGCCCGGTCGTGGCTCTCATCCTCTGAACCTGACCCCACACTCAAGGAACTAGCGACATGAACCACGCGGCCAACGGAAAGTCCGTCATCTCGATCAGCCCCGGCGTTGCGGGCGTTGCCTCTGCTGGCACGCACACCGTGGCGATCGACTGCCTCGGCTACGACTCGGTCAGCATCGACGTGTGC